GATGTGGTGCCGCATTGTGCAATAACGCCGTTTGAGGTGCCCCAAAGCTGACGGTTAACGTCCTTCATTGCGTCACGACGGATACCGCTCATTTCTGCATCGAGTGCATCAACGAAAGCGCCACGGTCTGTAACTGCCTGACGGATGGTTGGACCGGACAATTGAATACGGCCGTAAACGTACCTTACTGGTACTGGGACCGTTGCATACGCCTGGTTGCCTGCGGTTGGGAGAGTGCCATTTTCTCCGCGAGCGCCAACACCGGACGAACGTCCGAGGTGGATTGCGTGACGGGCGATACGGCCTGTAACGGTGTCGCGGCGCGTTTCGATCTGCGAGAGAAGAAACGTGGCCTGGTTAAGTTGGTCGATGTAATCCTTGTAGTCGTCCTTCAGGATTGCATCAACTGTGGAAAGGCTTGCTGCCATGATAATTATTCCTTAGTTGTGTGGTTGGATTGAATGGTTTGACCCACTACCCGGCGGTCCCTAGTTCTCCGAACATCGGGGCGCTTGGCTCCTGCCAATGTGCCATCGTGGTGACTATGTACATCTGACCAATCCAGGACAGATACTTATATGATATACGCAACTAGTGCGTTGTCAAGTAACCTAGAGACCTTGTTGGTTCAAACGAGCCATTGCTCGATCTCTAGGAGACATGTTTGAAGTATTCATAACTGGTGCCATACCGTTAGGTGCGGTTGATGGCATACCTGCTGATGGATTCTGACGACGCTGCACGATTGCTTGTGCTTGCGAAAGGATCTGATTTTCAACATCCGAAATAGCTGCACGAAGATCAAGGTCGTCACGTTGTTGTGCTGCAGAGATAGCAGCGATTGCAAGTGGGCTGTTAGGGTCGTAACCGGCATCCATGAGTGTTTGCTCGATCTCAACTTCGTACTGTTGTACAACTTGCTCATGCTGGAATGCGGCCATTCGCTCTTCAACAACCATTGCAACCTGCTCAGGAGTTAAACCTGCTTGGCGGCTGTCGTTAATAGCTTCCTGATAAACCTCTTGTTGGCTTTGACCCTGACTGTTTACGCCAGCGATTTCGTAGAATCGTTCTCCTGCAAGGGTTTTGGCGTTGTCAATCATCCACTGAACGGCAGCATCTTGATCACCAGAAGCCCAAGCCTGAGCGAATCCCTGAACAGCTGCAGCGTCGTCTGGGTGCATTTGGTCAAACACCTGACGAATAGGCTTATAGCGCTCTCGTTCCTTAATTCGGTCCTGCACCTCTGAACGATAACGCTCTTCCCAGTTAACGTCACCGACTGGTGCCGAATCTGCTACTGGTGCTTCTGGTGTTGAATCAGTGACGTAATCAGAGAAGTTTGTCTCTTCGATCTCCATTTACATTCCTTCCATTGGGTTCATTCCACCCATCATAGGTGGTTGCTGTGTCATTCCTGGCATAATTCCGCCAAGATCTTGTTGGGCCATCATCGACCCTTCTTCCATCTCCATCGCTTCTTCTGAAGCCATATCCATTTGTGGAATTGGTAAACCGGTTCCAGCCTGCAGTGCAGCCATAACGCCTGGGTCTTGAATCTCACCCATAGCGGCTTGATCTGCCTGAGCCATTGTGGCGGCCATTTCGTTGCTCATGTACTGCATGTGAGCCATGACGTGCATGTCGATAATTTGCTTGATCTGTGGATCTGCAAGTTCGTATGCTGGTGTCTTCCGCTCTGCGTTGTGGATAGCAACGTGAATGTCGTGAACGTCGAAGTCTTCTGGAATAACAGGAACACCCTGCATAAGTAGTCCATTTTCCCATTCGGCTTTTGCGGCGTCTGGGTCTTGTTGGGAAAGGAACTGCTTTGGATCCGGTAGGTCGAGCATCTTGGTCAAAGAACGGGCGTCTACGTTCTGGAATACTAATGGGAACTGCTGCGCAAGGTTTGAAATAATAGACTGCGTTGCAATCTTGCTCCGTGGCATTGTAGCGTCCATAGGTACGATTACTACGGGACGCTCATCAATGTCTTTTGCGTTCCAGGAAACCTGATGAGGAACACCCTGTTCTGTAACAACAATTACTTTTCTCGTAATTTCGTTAGACTCGGCATTCATCCGGTACAGCAACAGCGTCATTTCGGCAATCTTTGCCCATCCATGAGACTGGTCTTTAGCCATTGGTCCAAGAGGGGTATCGTCCTTCTCCGCTAACAACGACAAAGCAAGACCGCTATTTCGGTCTCCGGGTGCTTCACCACGGGTTGTCTGGTGGGTGTGGAAGATATCGTCCAACTCCATCTCAAGCTGTTGCGCTTCACCGGAAATCCAACGAGGCACCTCAGGTGCGGTCTGCCAGTGCGGTTCACCAATTTCGCTGTTGTACTCAAGGGTATCGGCAGGATCAATCGTAATGCTGTCGGCGTCATCAACAGACCCAGCAGGAATCATCAAACGGGCATTAGCCGCCTTACGCATGTGTTCAAGAATTGTTGAACGAGCACGGTTGTATGCGTACTGAACATCGCGAGCAGGGGTTAAAAGCGTGTGACCTACCCAACTGTTAGGGATTTTGTTCTGACGGAAAAGAGCGATATTAAGGTGCTTAAACGGAAATGGCCATTGGTCTTCCTGCAATACAACCTTGCCATTAACTACGTGAACCACGCATCCCGGACCGCGCGAGGTGGGGCGTTCGTAGTAAACGTAGACGAGGGTTGTTTTGGGCGGAGCGCCACCAGGGCGACGAAGAAGGATACTGCGGTGGCGGCTAGAAAGCATAGCTTCAGCATCAGCCTGAGGAACTTCTTCGAGTCCATAAATCTCCTGTACTTGTTCTGGTGGAAGGCTAGTGCAGCGCAACCACCAACGGGCATCTTTTTCGTTCTGCGAACCTGGTTCAATTGTAAATTCGTTGATCCCAAGAGGTGTAAGCCTAATTCCGCCGGTAGGTACAGAAATCTGAGAAATAGGATCAAGCATATAGTCTTCGCCTCTGTCGGGGTCCCAATCAACAGCGATTGCGCTTGCTCCACCAAACAGGGTCTGCAGAAGAGCCATCTCCCTGATGTTCTCCCAGTCGTTGTGCTTTTGTTCTGCAAACAAGATCTGTTCTTGCAAACGCTGGCGACGCATAGACGAATCGTCCATACCGCTAGGTTGAACTTCCCAGATTAACTCAGATCTAGTAAGACGGGCAAGAAGGCTGCGAGTACGAGGCCCATACTTATCAATAGTGATACGGGATCCACGTTCAGCTTCATTAGCGTAATCTAACTCCTGCACGATATTTCGAGTAAAGTCCCACCAAATCCACTGGTGTGAAGCGTAATAGGAAGCGTTCATCCAGTAATCGCGACGTTCTTTAACGAGATACTGGTCGGCTTTTTGCCACATACTTACAACATCTGCGGCAGATGGTGGTGACCAGGGTTTCATGGTGCTACACCTTCAGATGGAATTCTCCAAGAGCTATATCCATCGTCTTTCTTCTTTTCTTTAGCAGTAGTAGTTTGTTTCTTCTCTGCTCGAACCATTGCTGTGAAATCGCCCGTATGTCGTGAAATAACCATCTGTGTCAATCTCCGGTTCTCTCGAACCAACCAAATTATGACACCAAGAAGACCAAGGGCCACAACTGACAATACTATCATTTCTTGGCCGCCTTTGGTGCCTCCACCTTGAAGGTCTTAGTTGCTGGTTCCGATTCGGGAGCAGGAGGGATAGATTGAACAACGCGGAGTGCAGCCTCAAGTTCTGAAATACGAGCAGACAACTCTACATTCTTGCCGGTTAGAGACTGAACCGTATCTGCAAGCATTGCGTTAGATCCGTATCCGACAATCTCTAATCCACGCGAATCGATGACCATTGACGCCATTTCTACCGCGCAGTCAGCACAAATGTAGATTCTTGTTACAGCAGATGGGTTTGGGTCGTCAGGAGAGTTTACCCCATCAAGGTCAATACCTGTATCAATGGTAGGTAGGTTGACGCTGCGGCAAGACCAACAGCACCCCGGTAGATATAGATAGTGATCAACTCTAAGCATTACCAACTCCTTGGTTTCTTTTTGGCGGACTTATCCAGCTTCTCCATATATTTCTGAACACGACCTTCTGCACCTGCAGCATACTTCTTAAATGTGCGTTTCTGGACCTCAAATGGTCGACAGCCTAAAAGATATCGCAGTGCGTCGACTGCGTGGTCTTCATCTTTGGTATCCAAGTCTTCTGGGTTTCCATGGGCGTGGCGCATCATCGGCAAGGTGCGAATTAAATTGACGCAATTGTCAAATATCTTCAGACGAACCACCTGGTCAACAGGGCTGGGTGCTAGATACCGACGAACATTCTGCCAACCGCCAATACGCTGGTTCTTTGCTCTTGTAAGAATAACGCCGTTTGTGTGGTACTGCCCAGCCACTGTCGTGCCGGTTCCCGATGTGTTGTTAAACATCGATGGGTCACCAACGGTCATAGAGTAAGTTTCTGCTCTTTCTTCATGAGATACAGATAGCCGTTTGATAGTCCGGGCCTGCTCCGCTGCAGTGAGATTTTTAGCATAAGCCTCCCGATATATATACATAGTGCCATCTGCCGGGTCGACCGCGCCCCAGAGGCAGCAAAAAGGGTTGGCTGTTCCGAAGTCAATACCTCGATATTTTTGCCACGAATCCGGTATTGGGAACGGGGGAACAACGTGTAGGTCGCGTTGAAACTCCACGAAGTACTGCCCCGTAAACGTGTCCCAATCGCCCATGAGTTTCTGTCGACGTTCTGTTTCCGGGAGCATTGAGAGGTGCTTTTTGTACGCCGGGTCAATATGAGGGTTATCAACGACAGTAGAAGGAACAAAGGCAACGACCAGGTGATTGTTCGGATCGTGGTCGATCTCAAGCTTTTCGAGTTCTTCAAGGTCGTCAGGTAGTTCAACAAGTTTGACAATTGGTGGGTTTTCAAATCCATTGGACACATCATATACAACGGCGTACTTACCATATTGGGTGGGTCCAACCAACATTTGATACAAGAAGGTATGTCCGCGGTCTCCAGGGTTGGTGGCGAACATAACATGGGTGCGAACACCGGCTGCAGCCATTCTCTTGCTTGTACGCAAGCGACCGGAGATCATGAGCATTTGATACGGCGTAAACTGCGTAGCTTCGTCAAAACCAATAAAGTCGTATTCGGCGGACATGAACTGCCCAACGTCTTCGTCCCTAGCGCAGTATCCGTATTCAATGATACTGCCGTTGTCGTACCACCAGGCTTTAACGTTGTCTACCGATCGAAGCGTTGCATCGACTTCGATTTGAGAATACCTAACTTGTGTGCGGATAATAAGAGAGCGTCTAAGCTCAGGTAGTGATGTACGTATGAGTAGACTTCTGTGTCCTGGGAATCTTGTGCTGAGTTCGTGGACGTGGTAGGCAAGCAATTCAGATTTGCCTCCACCGGCTGCACCACCGTACAGGAGCCAATCGACTTTGCCGACGAGGATGTTTGCGCGCATCTGTCTTTCGTTTCCACGAAGAGACCACGCAGACATGTCTTCTTCAAGAAGCTTAAGATACTCATCTTGCTCCCTTGTAGATAGCTGACTAAATTCCTCATCAGAAAGAAGATGACTCATGAGTCACCGGCAACAGCCCTCAAACCACCCTCAACGCGGCGCTTTGCCTCAAGGCGCAGTTCTTCAAGACGATTCTGACGGGATTCCGGTGTATCGGATTGTGTGCCGGAGATTGTGGTTGCCTGGTTCATTTCAAGACGTAATACGTCATGCCAGATCTTTGCAATCTTGGTAGCTTCTTCTGCAGACTTAATTTCCCATTCTCCACCCAAAACACGCAAAGCATGGTCCATCATAATAGCGATAGACACTTTAGGTAGATCTTCGCGAGAAATCTGTTCACTGAGCTTTGTAAGGCCGAGTTTCTTTAGTTGTTCTTGCGCGGTGATGATTTCTTTGGAATAGCCGTTACGAACAAACTTTTCCTTTTCTTTCTTCTCTCGCCGGGCTTGAACCGACTTCTTAGCGTTCTCGGAAGCATTCTCCGGCGTAAACGCGTAAGGGAGGATGTTTTCGAGTTTTTTGGCCTTGAGCTCGTCGTCTGTCATTAACTTACCTGATCGTAGATATTCTTCCAAATTTGCATTGATAGCTCCGTTACGCCCTGGATTGCTGCATTTTCTTCTGCGGTTAGTGTGCCCGCGTCAAATGCAATCTTTCCGAGGTTCATAACATATGCACACCCCATAAAGATAGCAGAAGCAATATGTTCAGGCAATGGATCAGGCCAGCCAGCAGACAATACACCGGCAAGAGCTTTGGCAGTAATTTCTGTGTCGGGAGCTGGTTTAGTAGATCCAAGTAGTAGTTTTGTTGCTTTTGGTGTTGTGTATTCAGTTGTCATCTTCGATACCGTGGATCTCCATGATTTCGGGTTGGAATGGGACTCCCAGTTTGATTGCCAAAGACTCAATCTCTGGCCACAGGAAGTTGTAGGCGGACATAACAACGTCTCCGGTGCTTGCCCATCGTTCGTTATAGACTTCTTCGATAACTGACTCTGCAACCATTTCTTCTGCGTAGTCTTCGAGTTCGAGCCACTCGATCGCCTTGTTGCCGGCCTCAACGGCTCTTTCAAGGAACTCTTCCCAAACGAGTTGTTTGTGGTAGGTGTCTTCGTCAAACGGTTCTGACGAATAGTCTCCCTTTGCCATGGTGATAATCCTCCATACATACCGGCGGTATCCTCTACCGACGGAAAACTTAATGCGTATTCTAAGCAGTCAATTTTGACTGGACATTCATTACAAATCGCACGTGCTTGTGCAAAAAAATCTTTTCCTTGCGGTTCTGATGGAAACCACAGATCAGGTCCATAACCTTTACATGCGGCATCTTTCTTAAAAGCATCAGAACGGCTCTTCATCTTCAAACATCGATTGTGGGGCAGAGGTGTTGTTGCTAAAGGATGGACGAGTCGTGTTAGGTAAGTCAAACCTAATACTCTGCCCACAATCGTCAACGAGAACCTCTAAGCTCTGCTTCTTTTCCCCGGTCTTTGTCGTGTACTCGTCCATCTTGTACCGGCCGCTAACGATGACCCGTTGCCCCTTGGTGAACAGTGAAGCGACGTTCTCTGCTGTCTTACCCCATGCAACACACTTGTGCCATGTGGTTTCCTTCTCTCCGTTCACTTCCCGGGTGTCAGCGATACTAAAGCGAACCTTAGCCTTGCCACCCTTTGTAAAGGAAAGCTCAGGGTCTTGCCCCAAATTGCCTACGATAGTGATGTTATTCATTTTCCTCCTGATTTGGTAGACCAGTATTCTTCTGGCCAAAAGTATGATGGATGATATCCTAGCCGAGTGACGAGCTTATCTGCAACATAGAAACGAATTCCTTGTTTTAGCCACCGCTGCAATGCTGTGCGTTCTACGCCAATAACCACTGCAAGATCAGTGTCACTATACTCAGGCCGCATAAAATAGTTATATACGGGGTCAAACGGCAGTACTTGTTGCTTTTCACTCATTTATCTACTTTCTTCAGTAAATCCCGGATGGCGTCCTTGAGATCACCAAGCTTGTCGCGTAAGTCCCAAATCTGCCTACGAAGACGCATAGTCTCAACAGTTTCGTCCATATACTTCTTACGCCAGTACTCAAGGTCCTGAATGACGTATTCCTTGTGTTGCATGTCGGACCATTTGGCCTTTGTCTTCTTTTGATAGACATTGGCGTTCTCCATAGCCTTTTGCCATTCTTCTCTGTCCATAATGTTTCCTTTATTAAATCGAGCGACGGCTGCCTCACACAACCCACAATCGCTATGCTTCTCCCCTAAATCTAACAAAGAAGCAGCACATTGGTAAGCTTGGAACAAATCTTCGGCAATTTGCTGCCATTCTGACTTTTCAGGCACGTTTCCACCCCTGATTGCTAGCTCTCCAGTTTGTTGGGGAGTCTTTATCTTCTATTGACAAACGCTGGGTTTCATCCTCATACAACCGGATAAAGTGTACGCAAGGGTCACCACCGTCAATTTGCCACTCATCTTCCTCTTCTGTGAAAGGAAAGCCGTCATGAGATAGACAGAGTGGCGGCCCGCACCAACCCTGTTCCCATCCGTATTTTGACCATTCCTCAAAAGATTTAATGTCTACCCGTAAGCGTTCAATCTCATCGGCTGCTTTTTGTAATAAAACATCTGCGTCAAGACAATCACAACCAAAAGAATGTTCCCGTAGTCGGGCCACAATGTCATCAGTCATCGCCAGCAGCCATCCTCGATGTCACGATCCTTTGGATCTGCTACCGGCTCTTCTCCATCCCATCTCTCCATGTTTCCTCCTTGTAGTGGGTAATAAGAACTGTAGCCGCCACAAATAGCAATTGCAACACTTTCATGATAAAATATTTGTATGGGAAGAAAGCTTGGAACAGCCGGTCGGATCGTTAAGCGTAAAGAGCTGCGCCCAAAGCGAGAACTAACAGATGAGCAGCTTCTAGCTCGCGCCGCACGTGATGCAGAAAAATGGCAAAAGAGCTTGCGAAAGCACTCAAGTACCTGATATAGTCTTTCCATCTAACTGATCAAGCCCCCCTCGCTGGGAAGCGACAGGGCAAGCAGGACCTAGACCCCGAACATAAAGCATGTGCGTCGGGAATGGTATTCGTGGCCGGAAACGGGGTCCGACTCCCCATGCAAAAACGCCACGGCTGTTAGCCACACAGCTTAAATATGTGATACGTACGAGTAAGACAAATCTTTTATGGGTGTCGGCTAGAAATCTTGGCTACGGCCACCCTTTGCTTCGAGCAATAAAGCGTGGGGGGAGGCCATAAACCCCCACGTGTGGGGATAACCGCTCGGAATACTCCACAGAATCCACAAGAAAGACCTACTTACCTGTTGAAAACCCCCAAGAGGTGAGATTTCTTTGCTGCGCATGAGGAGATTTAGACTTTTTAGAGCGATTTCGACACCTCAGACCCATTCAGGAGCCAGTTTTTAGCCGAGAAGGCATGGTTTTGCCGCACCGGAGGCGCTTCGAGAGCGTTGGAGGGTCAAAAAATTTGCAAACGTACGGGAGTGTGATATCAATTTCGCGCGTGGGGGCCCCCCTTGGGGGGTGGGGGGTGGTGGTGGTGGGTTGGCGGCTCCGGCCGTGGTTGGGGGACACTGGGCAGGGTGACCCAGCAGAGAGGGTGACGTGGAGAGAGGGAGCACTCAACCCCAGTGAGACGGGGTGAACGTGGAGAGAGGGAGACGCGCCGAGCGTGGACGTGGGGTCTCGGGTCTGGGGTACTGGGTGCTCGACCCAGGCAGACGATCTAGAGCTGGACGTCGCAGCCTGCCGGGGGAGTGGAACGGGAACGGGGGGCAACATAGCGCACACTCTCGCACTCACGGTGAGCGAACAGCACAGCGCAAGTGGGGAGCGATTACCACCACAAACAGCAAGAGACCCCCACCACACTGGGCAGGGGTCTCTACTGAGCGAGTGAGACGCTATGAAGCGACTCGGGGCTATCTATCCAATGCGCTCCCGAATGGGTTCGCTTCATACTCCCCCGAAAACACCTTGTCGGTTTCTCGGTAATACTCAGACATGTCTTCGGCGTCAAGGTCAGTGAAATCTTCATCATCTTCAGTGGACAATTCAGAAAGCACCGCCAAGGCGTCATGAACCCGAGCCAGTACCGACTTGTGGCGGTCTTCGAGTGGCACCAGGTCAGTGATTGCGGCCGAAGGTGAGTATGAACCTTCTTCCAGTTCTTCCAGTATCTGAATAGCCCACTCTCGCAAGTTGAT